TGTCGGGCTTCGCTGCGGCGGCCGCCGTTCCGGCGGCAGCACCTGCTTCTGTGGCTGCGCGCCCGGCATCGCCGAGGGCGCTTTCGAACCGATGGGCTGCATCCGTGGCATCGGTCAGCGCAGAACCGTCGGGTTCGCTGGCGCGCGATAGTGCCTGACGTAGCGCTTCGATCGAGCTGAGGGGCGCTACTGCGGCGTTTGCTGCTGCCCTCGCAGAAGCCGCGAGCCGATCTGCCTCTGCGCTCGCCTCCGCAGCCGCGCCAGCCGTTTCGTAGAAGGCAGACCCGGCGCTGACCGCCGCTCCATAGACGCCAAGCATGGTGGACTCCATGCCTGGAATGCCGTCGAGGCCGCGCGCTACGGCGTGCAGGAAGTCCGCCCACGTCTTCTGGATCTTTTGGAGCGCTGAAAGCCAGCCCGCGCGAATGGAAGCCCACACGGATTGGAGGGAGAGCGAAAGCGACTCTCCGCCCAGCTTGATCCGGTCCCAGACCTCCGAGGCGACATCGCCAAGCAAGGCCATCGCATTGCCGAAACCACCGGCTCCTTGCGCAAGTTGGGTGAACTGGTAGATCAGTTCACCGGCGCCAACGATCAGCGCACCAATGCCGGTGCGGATAAGTGCCCCGCGTAGAACAACGAGAGCGGTTGCGAGGCCCCGCACCGACAGCGCCGCTGCTGCCAGTCCCGCAACCCACCGGCCGCCGAGGAATGCGGCGAAGGTGGTGGTATAGGTGGTCAGGCGACCGATGTTGTCGAAGAGCCCGCGGATTACGATGCCAAGTGGACCGGTGCGGCTGGCGACAACCGCGATCGCGTCCGCCACTGCTTCCAGCGCCGGCGCGGCGGCAACGGCCAGCTGGTTGGAAAGTCCCCGCCAGATCAGCCCGAGCCGCGAGATCGCGTCGTTCGTGCGCTCGATCTGATCGGCATCCTGCTCCGAGACCACGACCCCGAAGGCGAGCACGTCCTCGGTCGCCTGGCGCAGCGTTGCGGTGTCGATCCGGCTCATAGCGATGGAGCCTTCCTCGCCAAAGAGCTGACCGGCCACGGCGGCACGCTCGGCAGCCGGCACGAACTCCTCGATGGCGGCATTGATGGCACCGACGCGTTGGTCGAGCGGCAGGGTGATCAGCTCGCCGGCCGAGAGCCCAAGCCGGTCCAGTGCGTCGGCAGCCGGGCCGGTTCCGGCGGCCGCCTGGCTGAGACGGCGCGTCAGGTCCTTCGTCGCCTGTTCGATCCCGGACATCGAGACCCCTGCCAGTTCGCCCGCGCGCTCCAGCGTCTGGATCGAGGCGACGGTGGTGCCGAGGGACTGTGCGAGCTTCGCCTGCGCATCGACCGTCTGGAGACCAGACCGGATCATTGCCACACCAGCGGCGGCAGCGGCGGCCACGGCGGCGGCAGCCGCTACAGCCACACGTCGGGAAAACGCCGCGAGCCGGGCGTTCGCCGCTTCCATCTCACGGCTGAGCCGCCCGAAGCCGCGCGATCCTGCTTCGCCAACGCCCTCGAGCTCGGCGCGCACCTGCCGCCCGCCGACTGCGGCGAGTCGGACGGAGACACGCTTCTCAGCCATTGGGACGTTCCACTTGTTCGTTGAGCTTGGCCACCATCACCGCCTCGATGGCGGGCAGCAGTTCCGCAATGGCGAGCGATGGCACGCCGAGCGCGTCGCCGAGCGCCAGCGCGGCCGACATGTCCCAGCCGATCACCGCGCCGGGCAGGACGCGCAGCTGGCCGCCCAGACGCCCGACGAGGTCCCAGACCTGCCAACCCTCCGGCGTTTCCGGACGGTTCAGCCGCGCCGGGCAGTCCGGGCAGGCTTGCGTGCAGGCTTGGCAGTAGCGCTCGCCCCCGCCGAAGGACCATTCGGCGAGAGCGCGGAGGCGTTTTTTTCCTGCTCCAGCAGCAAACCCTTCGAGACATAGGTCAGCTGGAAGGCCTCGAAGATCGGCCAGACGTCGAGCAGCGCATCGATGGCCTTGGGACTGGGGTCGATCGGGTTGCCGTCGGCACCGCCGATACCTTCCCAAGCGAGCACCGCCCGCCTCGCCAGCGCCTTGGCGAAGGCGACGGCACGCTCCTCGTCGGAGGCTTCTTCCGAAACCGCCTCAATGACCGGATCGCTGCGCGTCGCCACCATCAGCGCAGTGGTGAGCGGGCGCAGCTTCACCCGCGCTCCGGGCGCCAGATCATGCCAGCGCGGCTCGTTCGTCAGGTCGAGCGTCAGCATCAGTATTCCTCGATGTCGTTGATCAGAGTAGCGGTGCACATCCGGCCGACCACACTGTCGCGGGCGGCCTGCCAGTCGAAAGTGGCCTGCACGCCCTGCGGTCCCGAGATCTCGATCCGGGGGCGCGGCAGGTAGACGGCGTGCACGGTAAAGGTGAAGCTTTCACCAGAGGGCAGCGCATAGGCGAATTCCAACTCGCAGGCCTCGCCGTCGATCGCCTGTGTCACCAGCGTCTGATCGGCGAAGCGCACCTCGATAGAGCCGGTCAATGCCGCGATGGACGGGTCCGCACCGTCGATGCGGCCGTCGGCACGGATGGTCTCGATCCGGTCGAGATTATTCGCGTAGGTGATGTCGGCCGAGACCACGTTGCCCAGGGCCGAGCCGTTCCGCGTGATCGAGCCGTTGAAATGGCCGAAGCGCTTCAGCTCGAGCGCTGCGGGCGTTCCGGCGCTGGTGGCCGTGCCCACCGTCTCGCCCTGCGCCACCAGCCGCGCGGTCGCGGTCAGCAAGCCGGACCGCTGCATCTGCCAGGTGATCTGGTCGAGAACGCAGCCCGAGTACATCGCGTACCGAGGGACCTCCTGCATGCCGGTCTCGATCGACATGCTTGGCAGCGTCCAGGACCCGGACTGGAACTCGTGGCTGTATGGCGCTTCTGAGCCAGTGGTCGTGGGCGCGCCGAACGCCGCCTTCAGCCAGAACCCGAAGGCCTCGGCGTCGAGCGGCACCACGACATCGCCGTCGACCGTGACCGCGTCCTTGATCGGCGCCAGAGGATCGCGGCCGTAGCCCAGCAGTTCCGAGTTCAGCAGCGGTTGCTCGGCACTGAGCGAGGTGCTGGCGAAGGGCATGCGGGTGAAGCCGCTCACGGGCGGCATTCCATAGGTCGTCTCGAACGCAAGCGCCATCAGCGCCCGCGCCCCCTGGGCTCGTGCCATGGTGTTCTCCTCGGGTTGTCGGGATCAGCCGAGCGGATCGGCCGTCGAATAGTGCAGAACCACCGGGATCACGGCGGCCTTCAGGCTGGCCGCGCCCTCGACGGGGAGATCGACCGGGCGCGGAGCTTCCGCCTCGACCCAGTCGCAAAGCCCGCCCAGCGTGCGGTCGGCGGCGAGCGTCGCGCCGACGCTGGCGATCAGCGTGTCGAAGGCGGCGTCACGGGCGGCACCTTGGACCACCGTCTCGATCTCGGCGCGGTGCTGGTAGTGGTAGCGCAGGGGCGACAGCGTCACCTCCGGCTCACCCGGTTCGCCGTCGCGAAGGATCAGGAGACCCTCGGCCGGCACGCGCTCGGGCAGCACCTCACCGCGCAGGGCGACGGCGGGCAGCGCCGAGAGCCGCGCATTCAGCGCGGTGAGGATGGTTTCGCGTGGGGTGGGCATGGCGACCACAAAACTGAGGTTGGATCGAATACCGATCTTTGTTCCGGTCTGAACCGAAGCCTTCCGGTTCCACCGTCAGGCGGGAATTGCGCCTACCTTCTTCGCTCTTTCAACGAGTGCAGCATATTTCACGCCGTTCCCGGATGGAAAATGCATGCACCACGCCGCCAAAAACTGCTTCTCTCGGTCGAGGTCCTTGGCCTTGCTGAGAAGCACGGCCAGACGCATCGGATAGTGAGGTGCCGGCGTCTCGCCGATTTCGAGATAGCGCTTGAACGCGTCCGAAACCGTGCTGCATTGCCATGCGAGATCCTGATCAGCCTCCTTCATGAAAGCTCGAAAGGATTCCTCGTCCTGGCTCAGGAACTCCGGCGCTCCGGATGCCTGACCGTAAGTGGTTCCGCCGTCGAGCATCTTCGCGGTGGCATCACGCATCGCGCGACTGTATCGCCTTTCCACCTCACTCGGATCCACTACGGGGGTTTCGGCAAACAGTCGGATCAGATCATCGACTTTCCGAGAAAGCTCGGTCGATAAGTGACTGTCCGACACCGGCGTTCTTTTTGGCGGTCGCTTCGCCTGTTTGATTTCAATCCTCGCTGCGACTTCTTCGGCGAGCCTTGCGAGCGCGGGTTTCTGTCGCTCAGCCAGAGAGATGAGGTTCGCTGAAACACCGGCGTTCCGGTATTCTGCGATCTGCCAATCCAGTTGCTTCAGATGACTCGCGATCTTGGCCTCGGGCTTTCGGAGGGCCGTGATGCCGAGATCTTTGTTCTCCGCGAGAAATCGCTGCAGCTCCTCGATCGTAAGCGAGCGTTCTTGAATGTGCGCTTCCCAGCGCTGCCGACGATCCTCAGTGGCGGAGGCGGAAAGGGACTGGTGGCGAGATGGTTCGCCTCGGAAGTGGGCCAGCGCTTCTTCTTGCGCCTCCCTTTCGGTAGCGTACGCGTCGGAGAAATGTGGTTCTTCCCGATCGCCGACGTCCGCAATGCAGTATTTCCAACCGCGGTCCTGCTGAAAGACCGTTATGCGCGTCGAACCCTCGACCAAGGTCGGGTTGCCGTTCTCTGAGACCGTCCACCGATTGGCAGAGCTCGGCGACTGAGCCGAACTCGATCTCTCTCGTCCGAACAACCACTTGAAAAACGCCATCTTCAGCCTCCTGAGCGTCATCCTCCTGCATGACTTTGCGTGAGGCAAGTGCGCAACCGCCACCTCTCTATTTGCGGATCCTTCCCTCTATCCAGTTCCCCACGATCAGCCCCGGCACGCTGTCCAACGCCCGGTCTGCATCTCGTGCGAGGTCCAGCCGCTTCGGCAGTTTGACCTGCGGCACCAGCAGGAAGATCGGCGCGGTGACCTTGCCGCGGCCGGTCTTCGACCGCGACACCACCGCCTGGCCTTTCGTGTTGAGCCGCCCCTCGGCGACCAGCATGCTCGGGCCCGTCCGGCGATAGACGAAGCGCAGGCGGAGGCCACGGCGGCGCTCCCATTCGCCGGGGGTGATGCGGCCACCGCGCAGGGATTTGCCCGCTGCAGGCAGCGGGATCGCCAGCCAGAACCCGTCTTTCGAGCGGATCAGCGGCCCCGTGTCATGCGCGCCCACGATGACCGGAGCCTTGGACCAGACGAGAGCTGCCGCGTCGAGGCTCTCGCCCGATCTCGGGAAGTTCTGGCTCCGGATCGAGTTGGCGAGCCGTGTGCCAAGTCCCGCGCCGGTGATCTGCAGCCGCCACGCCGTCTTCAGCCCAGTCCCAGCCTCGCGCATGGCTGCGGTCACGGCGCGTTCGCCCGCCGCGACCTCCGCCGCCATCATCGCGACGATGTCGGGATCGATGTCGAGCTTCAGTTTCACGCGGGCCTCAGATCGACCGTCCAGACCAGCCGCTCGCGGTCGCGGACGGGCTCGCCCTGGATGAGGAAGGCGTCGCCGTCGATCTCGATGCGGTCGCCCGGGCGCGGGGCTGGAACCTCGGCGACACGCAGGTCGATCCGCGTGGTCTCGGACCACAGCCGCGCATCGCCGAAATCGCTGATCGCATCCGCGCGCCGGGCGACGGCACGCACCAGCACGGGCGCGCCGCCGTCGGCGATGTAGACCGCGTCCCGGCCGATGTTCGGATCGGCAAAGAGCGCGCCGACGGCGGCGGCGAAGGCGCTCATCAGAAGGTCGCGTTCAGGCGCACCCGGCCGATCGTGTCGCCCGCGCCGCTCGCCACCGCCTCGACGGCCACGCCTACAGGCGTGTTGTCGGTCGCGACCGTGGTGCAGCGCTTGTTGGTGTCGTCCCAATAGACCTTGGCGCCGACGGTCCAGGCCTGGGAGCCGACCTTGGTGATGTCGAAGACGCCGACAAGCGCGGTCTCGACGGGCTCGCCGAGGGCGGCGTCTCCGGCGGCCACGCCGAAGATGCCGCCGACGAGCAGGCCATCGCCCGAGGCGACGGCATAGGGCGCGGTCAGGGTAATGGTGTTGCCGGGCTGGACGTAGTTTTTCATGGGGAGGATCCTCGTGGAAAGACGAAGGGCGGCCCGATTGGACCGCCCGCATGTCAGGGTTCAGCTTGGGGCGCAGGCTATGCACCCGGGTTCTTATAGAGTCCCCGCCAGTCGATGGCCTTGGCGCCGAAGTCGAGGCGGCACTTGATCTCGACGCCGTCGACGTCGAAGCCATTGCGCGTCTCGATGTAGGCGCCCTGCTGACCCTCGAGATAGGCGTATTCGATGGTGTCGATCTGGTTGGGGCTGGCCGCCAGATACCAGGCGGTCTCGCTGGCGGCGTCGAGCCGGGGCTCGCTGATCGGCGCCAGTGTGCGGATCGACTGCGGCACCACGCTGGAGGTCGCGGCGGGCACCAGGTTCTGGGCCACCAGCTGCTCGGCCTTCAGTTCCAGCGAGGCGGGCACGATCAGGAAGGCGGGCCGGACGTTCAGCACCGTCTTCTTGTCGAGGCCGGTCTGCTTGGCCATCGCCGCGCGCGCCGCGCCCACGCTGCCGACATCGAGCGCCGCGCCGGTGCCCGCGAGGTTCTTGTGCGTGGTGTGGAAGAGCGCGTTGCCATCGGCCATCGCCGGGTTGGCGGTGATGATGCCCCAGACCACGTCCGACTCCAGCTGCGCGATGGAGTTGCCGTACATCGCCGGGATCCGGGTGAAGGCGTCGAGATCGTCGTTGATCAGCGTCTGGCGGGTGATCGCGACCACCCGACCATAGGTCTTGACCTTGTAGCTCTCCTTGCTCTGCCGCCCAGCGTGCCGCGCTTGAACTCGCCGCTCTCGCCCACCTCGAGCAGCTGCGGCGCCTCGCCGAGCTGCACCCGGTGCATGGCCTTGAAGTCGGTGGCGAGCACCTGGCGGCAGAACAGCATGAAGGTGCGGGGATAGGCCTCGTAGGCCTGACGCAGGGTCTTGTTGGTGACCGCCGAGAGGATCTCGGGGAAGTCAGAGGTCGAGTGCAACGCCCGCGTCGCCACCTCGTCGCGCGACAGGCCCCGCGTGTTGACGCCGGCATTGCCGAGGCTTTCGCGGGCGAGTTCCAGCAGCGTCATGCCGCGGTACTGGCGCGCGGCGTCCTCCAGCTGGAACAGCGTCGGGCTGTAGCGGTGCAGCAGCGCATTCGCCACGGCGTCGCGGCGGGTGATGCGCTCGTCCCGCCCGCCGAGGGGGACGGAGACATGCGGGAAGGTCCGGGTCTCGTCGGATTTCGCGGCGACCTGATCGAGGATCAGGCGGCGGGACTCGTCGACGCTGACGCCGCGCTTGACCAGATCCTCGGCGAAGCCGCGCTCGAGGTTCAGGCGGCCTGCCAGATCGTAGATGGTCGAGACGCGGTCGCGCTCGGCCTCGCGGGCGCGGGACGCGACCGCCTCGGTGTCGGGCGCGGGCGTTGCCTGCGACTTCGGCTGCGCGCGCGTCTCGCTGGCCGCGACCTTCGGGTCGGGCGCAGCCGCTTTCGGCTCGGTCATGGTCGTGTCCTCGGTTTCGACCGGCTCGGTCGGCTGGGTGGTGGTGGGGGTTGCGGCGTCGCTCGCCGGGGTCTGGGTCTTGTCCGTCATCGGGGATGCTCCTTGCGGTGTGGGGGCGTCCCGGCGGTGGAGGACGCAGTCGTGAAGGGGATGATGGGCTCGGAAGCCCGCGGCGGGGTCGGCTCCGACCGCGACGGCGGAAACCTCGAACGGCGTCCAGTCCACCGCGCGCCAGAGTTCGCGGGCCGCCTCGGGCTTCGAGACCTCGAAGCGGTGGACCTGATAGCCGATGGAGACCGCTCGGATGTGCCCAGCCTGGATGTCGCGCCAGATCGGCTCAACATCGGCGCGCTCGCTGATCCGCACCAGCGCGATGCCGCGGCCGTTCTCGATCCGCGCCGAGCCCGGAACGACCGAGCCGATCACCGCATCCAGCGTGTCGAGCTCATGCACCTTCAGGAAGGGCGCGCCCGCGTTCAGCCGGTCGAGGCGGACATGGGCGGGGTCGAGGCTCAGTTCCTCGTCGTAGGGCTCGCCGAAGAAGGTCGCGCGGCGGACACGGGCCCCCGCCGACCAGACCACCTCGACGGTGCGGCTGTCGGCATCGGCCGTGTTCGGAGCAAGCTCCGCCGACCGGCGCATGGCCGGCAGTTCGATCATCGTGTCCATGAAGGTCAGTCCTGTTGGTCGGCCTGCGCCGGGTCGGTTTCATCCGCGTCGGCGGCCGGGTCGTTGGTCTGGGCGCTGCCGGTCTTGGTGACCCGCCGCGGATCGCTGTCGAGCACCAGCCCGAGCGCGTCGAGCTTGGCGTTGGTCGCGGCGATCTCGGCCAGCACCGCGTCGGGGTTGCGGCCCTGTTTCGCGATCACCTCGGCCAGCGTCATGGTGCCCGAGCGGATCGACAGCAGGTTCGCCATCGCATCCTTCTGCGGATCGACCGCCTCGAACTTCGGCGGCGACCATTCGACCGGCACGGTCGGCGACGGGATCTGCCCCGCCGCCCACGCCGCTTCCGTGAACCAGCGCCAGACCGGCGCGCAGAACATCGGGATGAACAACTGCCACTGCACCGCGTCGATCTGGCGGCGGAACTCCACGAGCCCGGCCCGGATCGAGGAATAGTTCACCTGGGACAGGTCCCCGGTCAGCAACTCGTAGGGCACCCGGAAGCCCGCCGAGATCGTGTGCAGGCTGGCCCGCTTGTACTCGCCATAGCCGCCGGTGGCGGAGGGCTGGTTGAAGCGGATGTCCTTGCCGCCACGGGCATAGGCGATCAGCCCCGGCTCGAACTGCTCCACCCGGTTGCCGTCGGCGTCGACCACGGAGGGCGCGATGCCCTGCTGCGCTTCGTCGTCACCGAACACGATGGCGGTGACACAGGCCTCGGTCTTCTTGCGGACCAGCTCCGCCACCTCATAGTCGTCGAGATCGCGCAAGGACCGGATCACGGGCGCACCCCAAGGCACGCCACGCGCTTGCGTTCGCTGTTTTTCGTAAACATGGGCAATCTCGGTCGCAGGGACCGGGCGGCTCTGCAATCCGTTCTGCAACGCCCCATATGCGTCACCGGGATGTTCGGCATGCAGCCAGTAGGCCCGGCGCTTGCCGACCGCGTCGAACTCGATCCCCTGCACGAGGCGGCCTGCGCCAAGGGCGCCGGATTTGGTGGCGTCGAGGAAGTCGGCCTCCAGCACCTGCAACTGCAGCGGCACCGGCAGGGCATCGCTCGACCGCCGCAGCCTGCGCCGCACCAGCACCTCGCCCGCCTCGACCATCTCGCGGCAGATCAGCGTCTGCAAACCGTAGAAGTCGAGCTGGCCGTCGGCGTCGCACTCCGCCGTCCAGCGTTCGAACAGGGCGTCGACCTTGCGGTCCAGCTTGTCGTCGCCGCTCGCGGCACGCGGCATGATGCCCGCACCGATGATGTTGTTCACCAGCACCGCGACTGCCTTGGCCGCATGCGGGTTGTTGCGCACCAGATCGCGCATCCGGTCGCGCAGCAGCGCCCCCGCCACGCCGATCTCGGTGTCGGCCGAGGATCCGGGCGGGCGCCAACCCTCCGTGCGCCGCCCGCGCGCGGCCCCGTCGTAACCGCGCGTCAGGGTCTCGAAGGCCTGACGCGCCATCACGCGGCGGGCGGCCATGCGCGGCGCCACCGTGGCGATGGCGTGGTCGAACCAGGTCGCTGCCATCACCGATCCCCGCGGCTGAAGCTCGCCAGCCCGGCGACCGGCAGCGGTCGTGTGGTCCCGGCGATGGCGCGCTCTATGGTGCGGATGCGCGCGAGCAGATCCTCGGCCGAGCCGTAATCGACCGACTTGCCGTCATAGCTGACCCGGGTCGTGCCGCTGGCATAGGCCCGGCGCAGCGCCGAAAGCTCTGTTTCCGTCCAGTCGGTCATGTTCAGAACCATCCTCCGCGCCGTCCGAGCCAGTCGGAGCGGCGCTTGCCCTGCGGGGCCTGTCCCGGCCGGTTGATCTGCCCGGCGGGATCGGTGTCGGTGGGGGCCGCCCCGAGCTGATCCTCGAGGTCACGCCATTTCTCGTCCGGCCAGCGATCCGCGCCCGCGATCCAGGCGGCGGCGCGGGCATAGACCCGGCAATCCAGCGCCTCGTTGCGCTCGCGGAGCTTCTGCCATTCCAGCCGGGCGAAGCCGCGCTTCGTGCGCACCGTCACCAGCTGCTCGGCCACGAACTGCTTCAGCCATTCGTTCTCGACCCAGTGCGGCATGTGCACCGAGCCGGGCGGAAACGCCGCCCCGTCGGCCATCTCCTCCTCGGTCGGCCGCGCCAGCCGCAGGAAGCGGTAGGTCTCGGCCTTGAAGGTCGAGACCGCCACGGTCCAGAGCCGAGCGCCACGCCGCAGGCGTTTGCCGCCCTCGGTCGCGTCGACGAAGGTCGGCCCCGACACCGGACTGGAACGGTTGAACCCCTCGACGCCCTTCACCGGCGAGACCTGCGCGAACCCCTGCGCCCGTGACCAGGAGTAGACCGCCGGGGCCTCGTAGCCGGTGTCGATGGCGAGCCGCGCGATCCTGAGATGCGCGCCGCGCTCGTGCGTCCAGGTTCGGTCGAGCAGCGCCGTCAGCTCCGACCACGCGTCATGACGGTCGGGTCCGCCCTCGATCACGACGTGATCGACGAGCCAGCTCTCCAGCCCACGACCCCAGGCCCAGACATCGACCTCGATCCGGTCCTTCTGCACGTCGACCCCGGCGGTCAGGAACAGCCCTCCGGCTGGCACCATGCCGGATGTCCAACGCTCGCGGCGGTCGTAGAGCCGCTGCCAGTCGGGGGCTTCCCCGGTCTCGACCCATGTCTCGCCGAGGATGGTGTTCCGGAACGCCTTGATCGCCTCGTCCGAACCCTGTGCCGCGTCCCAGGCCCGCACGATCCGCTCCCAGCTCAGCCAGCCGATCGGCGAGTAGAGCGCCGAGAGGTGATA